AACAAGCCGGCGTTCCCCTGGGACGGTGCCAGCGACACTAGGATTCCGTTGGCCGACGAGGTGATCAACGGCCTGGTCGACTTGTGCTCAACATCCTTCTGGCGCTCGATGCTCCGGGTCAGCCCCACCAACGTGTCGCAGCTCGACCAGGCTGTGACCGCGCACAACCTGATGGACTGGGCCATGAACGCCCGGATGTACAACGACCTGACCCGTGAGGTCGAATTGCTGTCCCAGTATTTGTGGACCTACGGATGGACTGGCGTCCATGTAACCTGGCAGCAGGAACTGGGACAGAAGGAGCAGTCACTGACCATGGACCAGATCATGGCACTGGCCGCCCAATCGCCCGAGGGATCGGTGCTGGCCGATATGCCAAACCTGATTGCCAACCCGGAGGCCGACGATCAATCGGCAGAATTGCTGCTGACTGCCTTCCCGAATCTTAAGAAGCGCCGTGCATTGCGGGCTGTCCGCGACTTGAGGACTGATGGCGAGTGCTCATTCCCTGTGCCGACAATGACCACCAACAAGCCGATGATTGCGGCCCTGTCGCCTTACGACGAGTTGGTGTTCCCGCCTGAAACCACCGACATCCAGAGTGCCCGGGTGGTGTTCCGGCGCTACTACATGACCGAGGCCCAGCTACTGAACAAGGTCGAGACCGATGGATGGGATGAGGAATGGGCGCAGGAGGCTATCAACACGATGGGACGGTTCTCGGACTACTCGGACTTCACCTACAGTGTTGGCCTGGCCGAGAACTCCATCCTCGACCGCGAGAATCTCATAGAGGTGTGTTACGCCTACCAGAAGAGCGTCGACTCCGACGGTGTTCCGGGAGTGTGGTACACCGTTTTCTCACCTCAGGTAGGCAACAAATGGGGCTACTTCGATCTGCTGGACTATGCGCACGGCCAGTATCCGTTTGTCGTCTGGCGCTCGGAGCTGATTCACCGCCAGATTACGGAGTCCCGCGGTGTGCCCGAGGTTTGCGCGACCTGGCAGCATGAGGTCAAGGCTCAACGCGACTCGATCTTTGATTACACCTCGCTGACCACCCTGCCTCCCATTGAGGTGCCAAAGACCCGGGGCGGTAATCTCAAGATCGGGCCGGCTATCCAGATCCCGGTGTTGAGACGCGGCGAGATTGGGTTCCTACAACCGCCCGCCCGTGAGCCTGGGGTGGCCTTCCAGCTCATTGCAGCCATTGAGGCACAGACCGACAGGTACTTCGGGCGACCCACCGAGAAGGTGGCCCCCGCGGTGACTCAGATGCGGCAGCAGCGCATCATTAACAACTGGCTGCATGGTTGGACCGAGGCATTCCGCCAGGTGCTGACTCTGACTTTGCAGTACGTTGGCCCTGAAGAGATCCAACGCATCACGTCATCCCAGGTACAAGTGCCCGAGAACGCTCAGGACTTTGACGTAATGCTGAAATTCGACATCCGGGAGCTCTCGACCGATCTGGTGACAGAAAAACTCAAAGCTATTTCGAGTTTGGTGCTGCCTCTGGACACTGCCGGCGTCATCGATCGCGCTAAACTGATCTCGGTCGCACTCCGGGCCATTGATCCCAACCTCGCCAGTGAGCTAATTATGCAGCAGGGGCCTGCAAGCCAGAAGATGTTCAGCGAAACCAACGACGAGATCGCGCTCATGTCGCTCGGCAACCCGCCCAACCTACGCGAGAACGACCCCACTGCGGCTATGCGCCTGCAATTCAGTCAGCAAGTGCTGCAGAGCAACCCCAAGTATCAAGCCCAGCTCCAACAGGACCAGTTGTTCCAGGCTAACTTGCAGAAATACATTGAAAACCTACAGTTCTCGGTCCAACAGCAGCAAAATGCTGTGACCGGTAGACTAGGAGTCCAGCAATGAGACTGAATCAAGAACAACTGGCCGAAGCACTCTCAGTTTCCAATGAGCACCCAGTAATTGCTGCATTTTTGCAGATCATTGCCGACGCAACAGATGACGAGATTCGCTCGGCTGTGATGCCAAATCTATCATCCGAAGATCGGGCATTCAATTGCGGTCGAGTTGCTGCCATACAAGATTTGAGCCTTTTTATAGGCTCACTAAGAAGTGATAAGGGATTGACTTAACATCACTCTTGATATCTCACTACAACAACGGCTTCTTGGTTGGCCTTAACAACCATGGCGCAGAATACCCAGCTTGCAGGGTTAAAACAGCATGGACATCCAAAACACACAGGAAGCGACCCTGTCTAAAAACACGGCACAGCCCCCAATCAACCCGATGCAGTTCGACGAGTCGGCGTTGGCAAAACTGCTGAAGTCACGATTCAGTGGGGAGGAAGACAAGGTATCAGCCGTCGAGCAACCAACGCCAGAGCCCGAGACCGCGAATGCGGATCCAGAGGCCGAGGATGCGGATCCGACCGCAGAACAAACGGACGCTCAGGCCGAGTCGCCTGAGCAGGATGTTCTTTCCGAGACTGAGAACAGCGACGAGGAATCGTTGGGTTACCGTAAAAGGATCGACAAGCTCACGCGCCAGAAGAAAGAGGCGCTGGAGAGGGCCGAATCATTAGAGCGTGAACTCAACGACACCAAGACCAAGCTGGAGCAGAATACCGATAGGCCAACCTCAGTGCAGTCCGCTGCAGATCCGTTTTCTGATGTATGGGAAGTGTCCAAACTCAATGATGAGTGGAGCAAAGCCCGGAATTTGAAACGGTGGTGCGAGGACAACATCGACGGCTGCGAAATAGAGGGCAAGGAGTACAGCTCAGACGATGTGAAGCAGATCAAACGGCGTGTAGAAGACGCCATAGACCTGCATATCCCATCCAGAGCCCGCTTCTTGGACAACTACCAGCAGATCAAACCTATCGCAGAACAGCTCTACCCCTGGTGGAAGGACCGTTCGGCTACCGAGTACACCGAGGCGCAGGCTGTCATGCGGCAACTGCCACAGATTGCTATGTTGCCAGAGTACCAGGTGCTGATTGGAGACTTCATTGCCGGACGCAAATTGCGTTTGGAGAACACCAAGAACAAGCCATCTGCAACCCGCCCAATGGTCAAGGCACCCAGTCAGCCAGGTCGACCCACCGCAATACCTCCAAAGAAGGATGCGGCTAAAGTTGGTCTGGATGCTGCCAAGTCGCAGTTCAGGAAGTCAGGAACGACAACCGAGTTAGCTCAAGTGCTCAAAAGGATGCTCTAAATCATGCCCCTGCTACAACCAAACCAGGGCGGCTCAGTGCCGCTCGCTTCAACCTCCGCCGCCCGCGAAGATCTCGCGGACTACATCGCCATCGTCGACGCCAAGTCGACCCCGTTTGTCTCCATGGCCCCGAAGGGCAAGGACATCGGCAATATGCAGTTCTCTTGGCAGGTCGACAATTATGCTGTGCCTGTACTGGCCGGTGTGGTTGACGGTACTGACGTGACAGTCGCCAGCGCTGGTAACCCAGTGGCATCACGTACCCGCCTCAACAACTACGGACAGGCTTTCCGTAATGATCTGCGCGTTGGCTTTATCGCCGAGACGCAGGATGTCGCCGGTGTAACCGATGAACTCGCCAACGGCATTGCCAAGCGTTTGGTTGAGCTCAAGCGCTCCATGGAGGCGACCTTCATGTGCACCAACCAGGCTGCTCAGGCCGACAACGGGTCGGTGCCTTACCTGACCGGCTCTCTTGGTAACTGGCTGAACAGCACCAATGCCGCCAACATCGGTGCCTGCGCATCCGGTTCATCGTTCCTGCCGGCCACTGGTGCCATTGATACCACGGCCACTGCCTCGTTCACCGAGTCCACCGTCCAGAACGTGCTGACCGCCATCTACGGCGTCACCGGCACCTTCCGCGACTACGATTGTATCTTGGGTTCCACGCTTAAGCGTGCGTTCACCAACCTCACGGCCAGTGCCACCACTACGACCGCAAACAGCAGCACCATTGCTGCTACCAGCGTCCGCACCTTCAATCAGGATCTCGGTGCCGACACTTTCAAGGCGTCCATCGACATCTTTGAGGGCGACTTCGGTCGGTTGATCCTACACCCGTCGACCTTTGTCGGTGGTAAGACCAGCACCTCGCTCACCGCCCAGGCCTTCAAGGGCTACGTTATCCCCATGGACATGGTCGAGGTTCGCTACGCCAAACTGCCCCAGGTCAAAAACCTGCCTGACGCCGGCGGCGGTCCTGCCCGACTGATCGAGGCTATTGCCGGCTTGGTTTGCAAAAACCCGTCTGGGTTTGGCTTCTTCAACGGCGCAAGCTAGTCTAATCTCAATGGGGAAGGCCTTTCGGGGCCTTCCCCTCTTTCCTTTCTCATGGCACATAATTCTGCAGCATCCGTAATCGCCAATGCCCTCGACGATATGCCCGGCGAATTGCGCCTGGCCATTATCAAGGAGTTCCAGTCGGGCATCCAGAAGGACTGGGTGAAGGCTGGCATCGATCAAACCCGCATCGCCAAAGATTCCCAACGAGACACACGGTCTGTTGATGGAATCGGTCGCCTTCGGATGCGTATCGACCCCACTCTGTACCATGCCTGGGGGACCAAGTACGGGTACGATTGCTGGAAGGATTCTCAATTTTTGGACGAGGTAGAGCGTGACAATCCCGAGGTGCGAGTGAAATCGACAGGTACTCGCTTGCAAGTTGGATTTGAAGGAGCCAAAAGAAGCAGTCAGAAGTTCCCCCTATGAATACCGGATCTAATCGTCAGCTCGCCGGCGAGTACGGCGGCAAGTTTATCGACGCATCCCTAGGCACAGTGACTGGCAATTTCATGGAGATCCATGCTGTTGCTACGACCATCCTTGGCGCTGTCACCTGCAACATCACCAACTTCCCAGCCGGTGTGACTGTTCAGGCCGGCGACTCAATCTCAGGAGTGTTCACCTCGGTGGCTGTATCCTCCGGGCAGCTTATCGCCTACAACCGCAAGTACGTTTGAGATGCGACTAGGACTAGGACTAGGACTCGGTGCGCAGCAAGCCCTAGGTGGGGCTGGCGGCGGCGCCGACCTGCCTATCATCCGGCGCGACCTACTGCAGGAGGACGACTTCTTCGTCTTCCTTGAAAACGGCGACAAGATCGTCATCACTTTCGGCACTTTCGATTCTTTAGACTTGGAGAACGGGGACTTCCTGCTCCAAGAGGACAACGGAAAACTCATCATCCAAGCAAACTAAACATTATGGCAGACACGAAAATTACGGCCTTGGCGGCAATCGCTACCGTCGATCCCGCGGCAGACGTTCTGCCGATTGTGGACATCTCAGATACGTCGATGGCTGCCTCAGGCACCACGAAGAAGATCACCCCCAACCAGATCCTAGGCTCCAGCGGCACCGCCACCCTCGCATCCGCCACCATCACCGGCGATCTGACGGTAGACACCTCGACGCTGAAGGTGGACTCGACGAACAATCGGGTGATTGTTGGACACACTAGCGGATCGGCTGCGTTTCAAGTCACAAACGCTGGTGCTGCTGGTCTTGAGATTCAGCCGACTGGATTTTCGTCTGCTCCGTTAATCCAATCGTACAATCGCAGCGGATCTGCTTACACGCAGTTGACTCTCGATGGATCAACTATTGTCCACGCTCTAAGCGGCTCCACCGCCATGACCCTCAACTCCACCGGATTGGGGATTGGGGCAAGTCCTGCGGCCAAGTTGCATGTAACAGATACAAGTGTTGCCGCTGCTACGGCTTTGGTAAGATTTGTGGGGCAGTCTAGTTATAATTTAGATATTCAGTCTGTAAACAACAGCGTAAGCACGGTTGGAAATAGATTCAATTTCAACATTGGTTCTGGTGGAGGTGAGTTTTCATTTAGCAATAGCGGTGGTACAAGAATGTACCTCGATCAATCGGGCAACGTCGGCATCGGAGTTACGCCGAGTGCGTGGGGTTCTGCATTCAAAGCGATTCAGCAAGTTAATTACGGCACCTCATTTTTCTCATCAAATGGAGGTTCTTCTGGACTAGCCAGCAATTGCTATAACGATGGAACCAACTGGCTTTATTCTTCAAACAACCCGCCAACCCGTTATGAGTTTGGTGTAGATGCCGGAAATCATCGCTGGTTTTCTGCCGTAGCCGGAACCGGAACCGTTGCGTTTGGATCGGCAAAAATGACCCTCGACGCGAGTGGGAATTTGCTGCTAGGTGCTACTGCTGCTGGAACCTCTGCCGCTAACGTTCTCGGTCTTGCAAACGCTACTGCTCCAAGCACCTCCCCTGCTGGTATGGGCCAGCTCTACGTCGAATCCGGTGCGCTGAAGTTCCGTGGATCGTCTGGCACTATCACCACAATCGCAGCCGCCTAACAAATACCAATATGACCATCCTCTGGCTCATCGAACGCCTTCTCTGCAAGCCTCTTGAAGGCAGCAATCCCGATGTCGTAATCACCGCCGATTGGCGTTGCAACGGCACCGACGAAACCTACAGCGGCACCTGCTACGGCTCATGCTCGTTCCAGCCGCCGTCTGGTGAGTTCACGCCTTACGAGGATCTGACCGAAGCGCAGGTGCTTGGCTGGTGCTACGAGAACGGTGTCGATAAGACCGCTATCGAAGCGAACGTGACGCAGCAGATCAACGATCAGATCGATCCGCCCGTGGTGACGCTGCCGTTGCCGTGGGTTCCGGTTGTGGTTGCGGAGCCTGTGGTGGTTGCCGATACTGCCGCCGCATGATCAAGATCGAACTCAGCCAGGAGCAGGCCAACAGCCTCCTCCAACTCATCGACATTG